GACAGGAGTATCCAGCGGAGCCAGAAGAGGCTTTCTTAACAACTGGACGCCCAGTGTTTAATCCAGAAACACTTCAAGGTGACTTAAAGTCAGCTAGAGATATTGAAACACGTCTAGCACTTGAAGGTGAAGACTGGCTCGAAAACATGCGTGGGGAACTAACAACCTATCGTAAACTGGACGATGGCGAAAAGTACACCATAGGAGCAGACGTTGCTATGGGTGTTCGCGGAGGTGACTGGTCAGTCGCCCAAGTCCTCGACAGTAAGAAACGACAGGTCGCAACATACCGCGCCCAAGTTCATCCTGATTACTTTGCTAATGTCCTCTACAAACTAGGTGAGTTCTTTAATTTCGCCTACATAATAGTAGAAAACAATAGCCACGGTATTCTAACGTGTACCCGTCTTGGGAAAGACATGGCCTACCCCCACTTCTACACAGAAGTTCAGGTCGATAAGCTAACTGACAAAGAGACTATTAAGTTAGGCTTTACTACTACATCCAAGACAAAACCTCTGATCATTGATGAACTCAGAGCCTCCGTTCGAGAGGGTAAGATCGAACTAAACGATAAAGTCACTATTCGGGAAATGCTTACATACATCGTCACACAAAGCGGTGGGATGGAAGCAGAGTCAGGATGCTTTGATGACTGCGTAATGAGTTTAGCTTTAGCCAATCATATTCATGAGGGTGCTTGGGAACCCATTGATGCAGTCGACGCTTATTATATTGAGATGGTTTAGACATGAAATCAAATAAAGATTATAAAAAACTCGACGACGAGCATATCGTATCCATAGTAGACACTAATTTAAGACGTTCTATTGGATACTACGATAGTGAGTTGTCAAAAGAACGCCGTAAGGTAATGGACTACTACTCTGCTAAACTTCCACGCCCAGCGCATGACGGTAACAGTAAGTATGTAAGTCAGGATGTCTATGATGCTGTAGAGAGCATGAAAGCAAGTTTACTTGAGACATTTAGTACAGGCAACAAGACACTAAGGTTCTCACCTCAGAATGCTGATGATGTCGAAACGGCAGAAGTATGCACTGAGTACACCGACTATGTTCTACACCGCCAGAATAACCTGTTCGAAACTATGCAGACTGTCATCCATGATGGCCTCATAGCCCGTGCAGGGATAGCTAAAGTATACTGGGCAACTCAAGACGAAAGTTCACTAGAGTATATCGAAGGGCTTACAGAGGAAGAACTTGATGCACTATTAGCAGAAGAGAACGTAGAGATTGAAGAACTTACTGAAGACGAGTTTGGTATGTTCTCTGGTGAACTACGTGTAACCCGTGATACTTCACAGGTTGTAGTAGAAGCTATTGCTCCAGAAGAGTTTCTAATAGAGCCGCAAGCAAAGTCATTAGACAATGTAAGTTTCTGTGCACACCGAACTAAGAAATCCATATCTGAACTTATAGAGATGGGTTACGACGAAGACTTAGTTGCTGAAATCTCTGATAACGAAGACACAGACTTTGACAACGACCCTGAGATACTATCTCGCTTTGACGACATCGGTTCTGACCGTGGTTTCCATGCAAAAGGATACCAACGTCAAACTCGCCAAATTACTGTTGTCGAAGCATTCATCGAACTAGATGTTGAAGCAACTGGTGTCGCTGAACTCTACAGAGTTGTTAAGGCGTCAGGTACTTTACTAGAGAAACAAATAGTAAGCAGACGACCATTCGTAGCATTCGTCCCACTACCTATCCCACATGCTTTCCACGGTAATAACTTTGCCGAGAAACTACTAGGGATACAGAATGCACGTACAGTCCTAACTCGGTCTATTCTTGATCACGCTATGGTTACTAACAACCCACGATATACTGTGGTTAAAGGTGGCCTAACGAACCCAAGAGAACTAATTGATAATCGTGTGGGTGGCATAGTCAATGTGACACGCCCAGACGCTATCGCACCTATGCCTCAATCATCACTGAACCCGTTTGTATTCCAAACTATTCAAATGCTAGACGAGGATAAAGAAGACACTTCTGGTGTCTCACGCCTATCCCAAGGTCTTAATAAAGACGCTATAAGCAAACAAAACTCAGCGGCAATGGTCGAACAATTGGCGACAATGAGCCAACAAAGACAAAAGATCATTGCGCGTAACTTTGCGAACAACTTCTTAAAGCCTCTATTCACTATGGTCTATTCATTAGTCGTAGAGAACGAGTCTGAAGAGAAGGTTGTTGAGTTAGCTGGACGTTATGTACCTATCAACCCTTCGCAATGGGCTGATAAACGTGACGTACAAGTTGAGTTCCACTTGGGCTATGGTGATCAGGAGCAACTGGTGCAGAAGCACCTTTCGTTCCATCAGCTTTTCTCTGCTGACCCAACACTCGGACAAATGTACTCTCCTGAGAACAAGTTCAAGATGTTAGGTGCAGTATTAGAAAACTCAGGTATCAAGAATGTTGCTGATTATCTAACAGACCCAGCAATGATACCTCCACCGCCACCTGATCCAAATGCAGAACTGCAAATGCAGATGGCACAACAACAGATGGAACTTCAAGAACGACAAACTGCTGTCGCTGAAATGAAAGTCCAAATGGATGGACAAATGCGTCAATTGAAACATGAGCTAGACACTATGAAGGCTCAACAAGCATTTGCCCTACAATCTGACAAGCAAGACCTCAACGAGACTGAGTTCGAACACAAAGAGTTCGTGAACTTAGAGGAACTAGAGATCGCAAGAACTGCTGATGATGTCAGAGCAATCGCAAGTCCTAACGGATAAGCACACAACAACCCAATAAGGAAAATACATGCCTAATCAAGAAGAGCAACTTGTGATGGCTGGAGATGAGGCTGGAGCCGTACTAAGCGGCTCCGCCTTCAATTCAGTTATCAATGATCTTGTCGAAAGAGCCTTTCAGAATTTCGTAAACTCTGAGCCTGAAGACAAGGACAAAAGAGAACATGCCTACAGCCACTATCGAGCATTAGTTGACGTGGTTGATACTTTAAAACAGCGAGTTCAGGTGCGCGATAGCATCATAGAACAGCAGAACGCCGACAACAGGCAAGAGGAGACTGCTCCATGAATGACAACGAGCAAAATGTAAACTCTGAGCCGCAAAATCTCGATGTAGATGAAGCGGCAGAAGCAATCTTAGGACGATGGGATGACGGGGAAACCTTATCTGAAGTTGAAGTAGATGCAACATCCGAAGACCTCAACGAGACAGAGGTAAATGAGGATGAACTAGACGATGAAGAGGACGATGAAGGCGATGATAACCTTGATGACCCTGATACAGACGAACTAGACGACGATGACGAAACTGATGAAGACGAAGACGACGATGAGGATGACGACGAACCTCTAGCCGCTTCAGACGATCAGGTTGTAGACATCTCAGTTAATGGTGAGTCTAAGAAGGTATCTGTAAAGGATTTGAAACGGCTATATGGTCAAGAAGCATCTCTAACCAAAAAGTCTCAAGATTTGGCTACCCAACGCAAAGTGTCAGAAGAACAAATGGCACAAACGCAGATGTCATATCAGAAGTTATTGGAACGCGCAGAAGCAAGGCACAAACCTTATGCTGACATCGACATGTTAGTAGCGTCACGCGAGATGGATACAGAAACATTCTCTCAACTACGCCAAGATGCGAAACAAGCAGAAGACGACTTAAAATTCCTACGGGAAGAAAGTGGTCAGCTTGTATCCCAAGCACAGCAACAACATCAGGAAGCAACTAAAGAGGCCGCCGCAGATTGCGTAAAGGTTCTACAGGAGCAACTACCTGAGTGGGGTAATGAACTCTATTCAGACATTCGTGATTACGCTGTTAAATCGGGATTACCTAAAGAACAAGTCGATCAGTACACTGACCCACAGGTCATCATGCTGATTAACAAAGCCCGTCTTTATGACCAGTCTAAACAGTCCGCTAAAAGCAAAAAAGCCAAAGCCAAACTGAGTAAGTCAAAAAGTGGCAAGAAGGTTCTTAGTTCCAAGAAAGCACCTCAATCAAGTAAATCTATCCAGAGAGCTAAACAAAAGAAGCAGATGGATGGGCTGAGTAGTGCCAAAGACCTCGACGATATAGCAGACGTGCTTTTAAGTCGCTGGGAAGAGTAAATCTTCTTTAACTTAATCCTAAAAAAACTAAAGGAAACAATACGTTATGACTACATATACCTCATATAATCAGGTCGGCTTAAAAGAAAATGTTGACGATTTGATTTCTAACATTTCACCATTTGCAACTCCAATGCAAGCAATGATCAAGAACGAAAAAGTTAACGCTAGAACTTTCTCATTTTTGGAAGACAGTTTAGCAGACAGTATGGTGAACGCCCAAGTCGAAGGTAGCGACGCGAGCATGATGACTTTGACAGATGCAACTGAGCGTACAAACAACACTCAGATCATGTCAAAAGCCTTCCAAATATCAGCCACAGCTGATGCGGTTGCGACATATGGTAGAGCAAAGGAAACTGCCCTGCAACTTGCTAAGAAATTGAAGGAAATTAAGAAAGACTATGAACACGCAATGGTAGGTGTGACACAGGCTTCTGTAGCTGGTTCAGCATCCACAGCGCGAAAAATGACTTCTTTACTTAACCAGATTTCTACAAATGTAGATGCTGGCGGCGGATCAGCAGATGCCCTAACAGAAGCTAAGTTATTAGAAGCTGGTCAAACAGCATACGATAATAATTCAGACGTTGATACTTTCATGATAAAACCCGCAGACGCCCAGATAGTCGCTGGTTTCTCAGCGGCGGCTGGTCGTAATCGTGAGATTAACCAAGGTAAAACACTTGTTAATGCAATAGACATCTATGTGTCACCTTACGGAACTTACAGAGTTGTATTGAACCGTGAGTTGAAGACAGACCACGCACTATTGATAGACCCAACGATGTTCAAAGCATGTACGTTGCGTCCGTTTACAAGGACTTTATTGGCAAAATCGGGGGACTCCGACAAGCATTTAGTCATCGGCGAAGTCAGCTGTAAACACACCAACTTTGGTGACTCTGTAAAGATTACAGGCTTATCATAAGTTTCTAATAGACCACTAATAGGTCTTTACTAGGCCACCCATAGACACACAGGTTTTGCTCTCCTTACTGTTGTCCGTGGGTGGCCTTTTTGCGTTTTAAGGGTAGCAAAATGAATAAAAAACAACAGCCATTATTAGTTCAAAATGAAGCAAACTTCATCCACGAACACGGACAACTAATACAGAAGAACACTCAGCACATATCCCAGTCATACTTAGACGACTTGAAAGACGCTCGGAACGATAGTTCGAAGCCATCAGGTGAAATGATGCGAGTGGCCTCCATTCCAACAGCCGTTGTTGAGAAGTGGATGCGCGAAGGATTTAATCTATGGGAAGCCGAAGGTTCGGAGATTATCCGCAAGTTAAAAAACGAGGACTTAGACATGTTCCTTACAACCGATAAGAGGATTTAAAATGAACAAAGGTGAAATCCGAGCACACTTTATTGCTCTACTTAATCGCAGTGACTGTCCAAATGCCTTGGCTGACACCTTCATAGATCAAGCAATCACTAGGATACAGCGACAGCTACGTGTCCCAGCGATGGAAAAACAGAATGAATACAATGTGACATCTGATGTAGGTGTTTCCAAGGTCACAATGCCCTCAGACTTACTTGAAGTAATCGAACTGTATTACGATGGTAACTCCTTAGTCCGCATCCCATTGAATGAGATGGTGCAGTATCAGAAGACTGGTCAGCTAGGTTCACCAAGGTTCTACTGTCGTGAGCAGAGCAGTCTGCGGATATTCCCAATGCCTGACAGTGGGAGCCTCTTCCTCAACTACTATGGGGAACAAGATCAACTTATCGCAGACACGGATACCAATATGTTCACAACTATTGCTTCTGACCTACTGACATACACAGCCCTATCTTATGCGGCTGACTATTTCTTAGATGAGCGAGCAACAATATTCGACACTAAGTCTTCCTCTTTCCTACTTGAGATACAGGAGCATTCTAACAGCTCCGAACAGTCAGGCATTAACCAAGTTGTAAGACCTAATTTATATTACGGGGATTAATACACATGCCGTCAAACACAAGTTTCTACAGCTCCTCTGGAGTTACCAATTCACAAACAGATGCTACGGGTACGGCAGACAACGACAATCCTTCAAAAACAAGTTTCTACAGCGAGTCTGGCCTAAGTTCCACACATATCAATGCGATAGATACCGCAGTCTTGAACGCCCAGAACAGTGCGACTGCAAGTACCGCATCAGCGACTGCATCCGATGCCTCAAAAGTTGACGCACAAACGGCAGAAGCAAATGCAGAAACTGCGGAGACCAATGCAGAAACAGCACAGGCCGCTTCCGAGGCCGCCCGTGATGCTTCAATTGTAGCTAAAGATCAAAGTGTCGTTGCAAAGGTTGCATCCGAAACTGCGAAAACAGCAAGTGCTAACTCGGCGACTGCAAGTGCAAATAGTGCGGCTTCAATAACAGGCGCAGAAACAAATGCGGCTAACTCTGCTATATCAGCGGCTAGTTCTGCAATAGCGGCATCAGCTTCTAAGGATGCGGCTTTAGCGGCATTGGATAACTTCGACGATAGATACTTAGGTGTAAAATCCAGCAATCCAACAGTAGACAATGACGGAAACGCATTGGTTGCCGGTAGTCTCCATTACAACAGCACTGATGACACTATGAAAGTGTACGAAGGTTCTGCTTGGGTAGCGGCTTATGCTTCATTAAGTGGTGCTATGTTGCAAACTGGCGGCACAATGACAGGCAACTTGTCATTTGGTGATAATGTTAAAGCTAACTTCGGTACTGGGTCTGACCTACGGATTTACCACAATGGTGTTAATACTTTTATTGAGAACACTGGTGAGGGCAACTTGTACTTGCGAGTGCAAGAGGATGATAAAGACGTAAAGATACAGGCTGATAATGGTTCTGGAGGTCTAACAGACTATTTCCGAGCTGATGGGTCGATAGGCCAAGCGCAGATGTATCATTATGGACTCCAAAAGTTAAACACATCCTCAGCAGGAATAAACGTAACTGGCAAAGTAGCCTCAGACGGGCTTGAAGTTGATCTGTCTAGTTCAGGCAATGTAGAACTAACAGGAGCTATTAATTCAAACTCAGGTTTAGTTGTACGCGACCCAACCGCAACTGCTTATGGCGCACACTTCAGCTATGACGATGCGAATACAGTGGTCAGCATTGGTGGTCAAACTAATGGCACTAAAAACACCGCTATCTCTATAGGAAGAGACAGTAACGACATCAGCTTCTACGAGGACACAGGGACTACTGCTAAGTTCTTCTGGGATGCTTCTGCGGAGTATTTGGGTATTGGTACTAGTTCGCCCGATGCTCCATTAACTGTAATTGGTGGTACATCTACTGCACCATCTATACAGCTTAAAGGTGGTGTTTATTCAAATGATAATTCATCTATACATTCATTATATAGTCTAACAATAAAAGCAGACTCATCTGAATCTATTGCTGGACGCAGTATAAGTTTTGATGTTGGAACTACAAACGCTATGCGCATCGACTCGTCAGGCAATGTGGGTATTGGTGTTACATCACCTTCAAGTTATACATTTGGAGATGTGGCGATTAACGGAGGAACAAATGCAGGATTAACTCTTGCAAGTGGGACA